TGGAAAAAACGATGATTTTGAACCTATTCCGATACCGAAAGAAGTCGACGACGAAATGCAGAGAGATTCATTTTATTAAAGCCGAAACGGGGCAACAGTCGCCCCGTCAGCGTCCGGATGGCGACCGACGCTCTGACGATGGCAAGCCGAGAGACAGCGTCAGCGATACCGTGGGAAACATGGCAGCGGGTGGACTTGCTAAAAGGTTCACGGTTGGTCAACAGGTTTTCAATGATTTTTTAAGGTGAAAAGTCATAACACGGTAGACAAAGCCGGAAAGCGGGTGGACGGGATGCAGAGACCGAGAGAACCACCAGTGCAGGAAATCACATAGAACACTATCAACAGAGGAGGTGTTGAATCATGACGAGAAACGAGAAAAAGACGGCAATCGAGAACATGGCAGAAAGATTCATGAATATTTCCGACCTTGAGGGAAAATCAATGGCAATCATGGTCATGTCTGCATACGCAGAGGGCAAGGCAGCAGGAAAAGTCGAGGAGCGTCGCAGATGGGAACAGAAAGAGGCGGTTGCAACGACCGCCTAACCGGACACGAAAACAACAGGCAAGAGCCTTTTTAATAGATTGGAGGTGCAGCAGGTGAGTGAACAGAACATCAAGAAATTTTATGAGACATTAGCGAGAATCATTTCTGAACGTGAGCAGGTGAAAATCACCGTGAGCGTCTCAAAGAAAGAAAAAGCAGCATAAAGACAAAAAACGGATGACCGCTGCGAACGGTCATCCGTGTGTCAATCGGTGTCGATTGATATGTTTCAAACTAAGAATATTATATCAAATCTGACACGAAAAAGCAACTCAAAAACGACCGGAAAGGTCGGGAAAACAAAGGGTTTTCGGAGGTTTTGTCGTCCTTGTAATAGATACTAACAAGTCTACGAAAACATAACAGGAGGATTGTGTCAGATGGCAAGAAAAAGAGGGATGCAGTTTATCCCGTATGATTATGAGGCAGCATATAACAAAGCGATGGAGGACATGCACGAATGGTTCATTGAGAACCTGTTCCAACATCGAAAGAAAGTGATATATGCACTCAAAGAGATAACAGCAGGAGACCAGTTTGAAATTGAGATATATCCGCAGTTCCGGAGTATGGATGAAGTACCTCCGGAGGGGAGGACAATCAAGAAAGACAACAACAAGGCTCAAAAGAATCTGAATGACAAGAACGCAAGGAAATACGTTGAGAGGTTAATCAACGAGAATTTCAGCGACCGTGATATTTGGATGACATTGACCTATGATGACGCACACCTCCCGCCGGATGGGGATGTTGATGCAGCAATCAAGAATGTGCAAAAGTACATCCGACGCATCAACTATCAGAGGAAAAAGAGAGGTCTCCCGAACGCAAAATATGTCTATGTGACCGCATACAATCCGGATGCGGAAATCAGATGGCATCATCACATCGTCATGGATGGTGCTTTAGACATGGAGACGGTTGAATCCTGTTGGAAACAGTCAAGCAGGAATGAGGTTCGCAGGTTGCAGACAGACGAAAACGGTTTGTCCGGTATGGCGAATTACATCGTTGAAGAAAAGAACCGTGTTCCGTCGGAAAAGAGATGGAACAGTTCGCAGGGATTGAGAGACCCACGAATCAAGGTCGTACACTCCAAACGTCCGGCAGCAGGAGGCAGCTATAAAAAAATAGGGTCATTTGTTGACGGTATGGTCAAAGATAGGGATTCAATACCGGAGATATTAAAAAAGTGGTATCCGGACATGGATTTCACGAACGCAAATGTGTACTATAACGATTTTAACTGCATGTTTTACATACATGCACGAATGAGGAAAAGGAGGCTACAAAGTGAAAAGACGGAAAAGACGGGCAAGACATGCAGGACGACGTGATGCGTTCCATTTGACAATGATTGCGGTATTGATGACGGTGTTGTGCTTGATGATAGTGAATATCAAAGAGCCGGAGCAGACCGAGGAGGAGCAGCCGGAGACGACACATGCGGAAGTGGTACAGAATCCGGAAACAATCGTGCAGACAGCAGAGGAGACCGAAAACAAATACAAGGTTTTCGATGGTATGTCCGAGGACTGGGGGAGCGATGACCTTGAGGGATTCGTGCTTTATAAGTTACCGGAACAGTATGCGGATAAAGGCTATTTTCCGGAGAAAATGCAGATATACACAAGATGTCTATGCAAGCAAAATGACGTTCCCTATGCCCTTGTACTGGCAATCATTGAGCATGAATCCGGATATGAATTTGACAAGGTCGGAGACGGCGGGCAGTCAAAGGGATATATGCAGATATATGAGAAATGGCACACTGACCGGATGAAACGGTTGAACTGCACCGACCTCATGAACCCATATCAAAATGTGAGGGTCGGGATTGATTTCCTCTCATACCTGCTCAAGAAATACGGCACGGTGCAGGATGCACTTGCAGCGTATAACTACGGTGAAAAGGGTGCGAGGGAACATTTGTGGAGCAATGGCGTGTATGTCTATTCATACAACAGTGCAATCATGCAGAGGACGAAAGAGATTGAGGAGGTGGTCGGGAAATGAGTTTTGACTGGCAACCGGAATCAAAAGACAGATATTTCAGAAAAGCCGAGGCAGCAGTCAAGGCAGCGGGATTCGATGACATCCTGCAAATCAGCAGAGAACAGTTTGCAATCACGAAAAGCACGGTCAAGGTGTATTTCAAGCCGATTCCGAGAGAGGGAAAGACCCGCCGATGGTGGGAGGCAAAGAAAAGCATCGCAGGGATGCAGGAGCAGTCCGGAGGGCGTGACGAGTTCGGCAGGAAAAAGAAAACCATTTTTATTCATGCCTATATGGTTTTAGAAATGGAGGAGCAGGACAGGTGAGGGCAGGAGAAATCATTGAAAGAATCAGACACATGCTCAAGGTCAAGGACTGCAAACATGTATGTCTGTTCTGCGAATATTATGACATGTGCAAAGAGGAGGCGAAAGCGAATGAACATGAGATATGCAAAGAGAAGTGAGGACACGGAGCAAATCAACGTCGTGTCATGGGCGGGATGGAACATGAACCGTTATCCGGAATTAAAGTGGTTGTTCCATGTGCCAAACGGAGGCAGTCGAAACAAACAGGAGGCAGTCAAATTCAAACAGATGGGTGTCAAGGCGGGCGTTTCTGATTTGTGCCTCCCGTACCCGAAAGGCTCATACTGCGGGTTATTTGTAGAAATGAAATTCGGGAATAACAGGCAGCAGGACACACAAAAAGAGTTCCTTGCGGATATGGCAGCAGCCGGGCATTTTGTTGCAACCTGCTATTCAGCAGAGGAGGCAATCAAGGTCATTGAGGAATATCTGAATTTGTCGGATGCGGTACACATGGAGAGAAATCTGAACATGAGTATCCCGAACAACAGCATCCTCAAGGACGGGAAAATCAAGAATTGAGGAGAAAAGCGATGAAAGTATTGATTGCGTTAGGTATTGCAGCGGTTGTCATGCTTGCGATGGTATTTCTTGCGGTGATTTTATTCGTGGCAGCAGTTGCGGTCGATATAGCGTCCGAATTTATGGACTAAAAAATATAACAGGATAACAGGAGGAAACAACATGAGAATTATTGCAGTAATGTCACCAAAGGGAGGAATCGGAAAAACGACGACATCCGATTCAATCGCCTATATGTTGGGCGAGGAGCAGGGAAAGAGAGTGCTTGTGTTAGACGGAGACCCGCAGGGCGATACATCAAAGACGTTCGGGGTATTTGAACCGGACGGAATCGGAATGAGTGAGCTGCTTGAGAAACATGAATGTGTCGGCGGTACATACAAAACGGGTGATTTGATTCGCCCGACGGAATACTCACACGTTGACATCATTCCGGCGAACGGCTATCTCATGAAAACGGACATGAATTTGCTGCTCAAGTCAGAGGACAATCAAGTCACACGATTGCGTGAGGCGTTGGAGGAGGTAGCAGACGCATACGATTATTGCATTTGTGATTGTGGTCGACTGCTTGACATGGTGGTCATCAATATCCTCATATCGGCAGAGTTAATCATTGCACCCGTAAAGGTTGGAGGATATGAAATCGAGGCATTGCAGAACCTTGAGGAGCAGATTGAGGATTTGAGAGACATCAATCCGGATTTGAGAATCAAGGCACTCATGACCATGCGACAGAAAAACAAGACCTCTCTTGAGGTTGAGGAGTGGTTGAAAGCAGATTCCGGATTTGACATGTTTGTCACTCCGGTTCGCCGTTCCATCGTTGCGGAAAAATCAACAACGGCAATGATGCCACTCCCGAAATTTTCAAAGCGTGGGATTGTGTCTCAAGATTACAGATGTGTTGTGCATGAGTTACTCAAGGAAATGGAGGGGTAAGACATGGAAAACGAGACAATACAAATCCTTGAGTTATTCGGAGGGATTGGGTCGCCTCGATGTGCCTTGAGAAATTTGAACATTCCAACGAAAGCAATCGACTATGTGGAAATCAATGAAAAGGCGGTGCGTTCGTACAATTCGATGTTCCGTGAGGAATTGGCATATAAAACACAAACGGTTGTCGGATGGAATCTAAAACCGGACATTCTGATTCATGGCTCACCTTGCCAAGACATGAGCATTGCAGGACATCAAGGAAAAGCGACAGGAGAGGGCAGAATCAACCGAGGCAAAGGTTCAGACGAGGGGAGCGGAACACGTTCCTCTCTCATGTGGGAGACAATACACATCATTGAGAATATGGGCGAATGGAGACCTCGTTATGTGATATGGGAAAACGTGAAGAATGTGAAATCAAAGTACATGAGACCGAATTTTGACAGATACATGGTTGAAATGGAACGGTTGGGATATACGAACAATTTTGAGGTACTGGATGCAAGAGAGTTCGGATTGCCACAGGCAAGAGAGCGGGTGTTCACGGTTTCTGTTCTGAATGGAGAAAAATTTGAATTTGATGACCTCATAAGAACGCCGATGCGTACTTTGCAGGAGTTTCTTGAGGACGATGCAAGCGTTCCGGATGTTTACGATGTGACACAACCGTCTGTCCTTGCATGTATCGGAGAAAAAGGCATCCGCAGGGCAACGGTTATCAAAGATTGTGCATATACCATCACAACGAGACAAGACCGGACACCTGCACAGGTCATCGACCGAGGCGATGGACGCTATCGCTATTTGACCGAGCGTGAATGTTGGCGATTGATGGGTTACACGGACGAGGATTTCGACAGGGCGAAAGCAGTGCAGGAAAGAAACGGAAAATATTACAAAGCATTATATGACCAAGCAGGAAACAGCATCGCCGTTCCAATATTCGAGAGCATATTCAGAAAAATTATTTTGCATGAGGTCGCATAAGACCGGAAAAGGAGGAAAGCACATGGGAAATATTGTGAAAACAGCAAAATGCAGATTCTGCGGTCAAATGACGCAGATTGAGGCAGACGAAGAACTGACAGCAGCACAGGCAGAGGAACAGGCAACAATGACATGTAACTGCGCAGATGCGGTTGAGTATCAGAAAGAGAAACAGAGGAAAGAAAAGGCGATGCAGAACGTCGCTGCACTGTTTGGAGAGGCAGCAACACCGGACAAAAGATGCGGAGAGGGAATTGTGAAGATTCTCAAGGCAGCAGTTGAGGAAATTTACACCGGAGGACTGGCAAAGGTCACGTTGAACCTCCGTGGAGGCGTGAAAGCCTCTATTTCGCAGAACAGCAAGGGCGAAATCAACGTCGAACGTACCGAGACAAAAAAACAGAAACTCACAGAGTAATGACAGGAGGGTGAACAGATGGCAGCAGGATTCAGCGTGAAAGACGCACTCAACAAGAACAGCAAAGCAGGGATTGACGAATCTCCGAGAGCGAGATTCCGCACAAAGGACATTTCGATTTTCAAGATGTACCGCAACGACATGAATTTTTATAGTGTTGCAGACATCGAAGAACTGGCAGGAGACATCCTCCTGTCCGGTTTGAAACAGAACCTCGAACTTGTATATGCACCGTGCGAAAAAGGCGAATACAGAATCGTCGCAGGTGAAAGACGGTGGGAGGCTCTCAAGTACCTCGTATCAAAGGGATATAAAGATTTTGAACTTGCAACCAGTAAATTGACCACACCGCAGGACGATGACGAGGAGCAGGTTGAAATCATCATCGCCAACTCATACCGCTCAAAGACCATTTCCGACATGATTGAGGAGGAAACACGCCTCAAGGCATCTCTTGAGCGTATGAAAGCAGCAGGAAAGAAAATCAAGGGATATGACCTGCAATCCGGACGATTGAGGGATGTGATTTCCTCAATGCTGCATGTGAGCAAAACAAAGATTGCACAGATTGAGGCAATCAATAACAATCTGATTCCGGAATGGAAAGAGGAACTCAAGAAAGAACGCCTCACATTCTCCGCAGCTTATGAATTGAGCGGAATGACGGAGGATGAACAGCGTGAGACACTGGGGAAATTTTCAGAGACCGGAGAACTGACACACAAAGAAGTGAAAGACATGAAAGAGGCGAAAGCAGCAGGGCAGCAGGTGTCAGAATCCGACACGGAAGAAAACGGCATGAATCCTCCGGAGGCAAGAGCGGGCGACGATTATGAGACACCTCATCCGGAGGGAATCACATCTCTCTGTTATTCCTGCACCGAATACGAGACTTGCAACGTAAAGACCGGAACATGTACCTCATGCGACCAGTACAAGAACCGTGCAGAGGCTTACAAGACCGAGGAGCAGAGATATAACGAGGAGCAGGATGCAATCGACCGTGAGACAAAAAAGAAACTCCGTGAACAGGCAGAGGAGGAGAAGATGAACAACCTCCCGTCAGACACACAGGAGAACGGTCAGAAAGTGCATCACATTAAACTGGGAGCGACATTTTTTGAGGAGGTTGCATCCGGAGAAAAGACATTTGAACTCCGGAAGAATGACAGAGACTATAAAAAAGGCGACATCCTTGAGATGATGGAGTTCAAGGACGGAAAGAACACAGGACGCACCGTGAGAGTGCTTGTGACATATATCCTTGAGGAGTTTGCAGGTCTTGAGGACGGATATTGCATCATGGCAACATCACTCATGAACGAGAACGGAGAACCATTTGACAGAGCAGACCTCAATCAGATTTGTGCAGATATTAGAGCAAATGGTGACGGGTATATTGATGGTGGTGAGGAGTATATCATGATTGAAAATGCAGTTGGAATCATTGCAGGGGGAAAAGAAGATTGAAAACAATATATGTGAAAGTGTATTCGGCACAAGAAGCAGAGGAATACGCAAAAAACCTCTACAGAATTTTAAGGGATTGCACACCAGTCATTGCAGATTTGTGTTTGAAGAAAGCAGAGGTAAGGACAGAAACCGTGCTTGTGAAATATATTTCAAATAAAAGAACAGACGGAATGAGATGCGATATACCGTGCGGATTTGGAGAATTAGGAAAAATAATGGCAGGTATGAAACCGTACAAGGAAATAAAAGACGGAAAAGAACTTGTGGATTTCATCATAAAGGAAGAGGAGAGCGGAAAGTGAAAAAAGGACAAACAGTTAAACAGGAGGAACAGGAGAATGAATGAAATCAGACGAGGAGAAATATTCTATATCGCACGAGGGGGGGCGACGAGCGGGAGTGAACAATTTGCGGACAGACCCGCAGTCGTAGTCAGCAATGACGAGAACAACAAACACTCCGGAGTGATTGAGGTTGTGTACATGACGACACAGCCAAAAACAGACCTCCCGACACATGTGACTATCCGCAGCACCGGAAGAATATCCACAGTTTTGTGTGAACAGGTGTCGTCGGTATCGACCGAGCGTGTGAATAACTATATCGGGCAGGTATCAGAGCAGGAAATGAAAAACATTGACATCGCTCTCATGATTTCCTTGCAGTTGGATAATGGCGGGAAATCATCAAAGCAGTACAATGAGACGATACAGAGGCAGCAGGAGGAAATCGACAGCCTAAAAAGGGAAATTGAGATGTTGCAGCAGGAATGTGATGACAGAATCGCAGAAATTGAACAGGATGCAGCAGTGTATGTCGAGGAGAACAGGAAAGTTGATGCAAGCAGACAATCAGAGGACATCATCAAGGTTCAGACCGAGCGTGACACATTCAAGGCACTATATGAGCAGTTATTTGAGAGGCTGCTGACTATGGGAGGAACAGGAAATTGAAAAAAGGACAATTAAAAGCATTATTCATCGAGGCAAAGGGAACAGGTCAGAAATATATCGGTGTAATGATTCAGACAGAGGGTAGCAGTGAACCGGAGGTCATCATCAATCCGAAAGAGAATTTCAATGCAAAATTCGACTATTACATGGCAGCGTATGACGATGATTTGATTCTGATTGCAGCAAAAGGAAAAAAGGACATCAGAATCACGGGAGCAGCAGCGGGAGCATCGTTCGAGGACATCCAGTCACAACTCATTGATGAAAAAGCGTCATCCGGATGGAAAGAACAGATTGCGGATGCGGTGGACAGGGTTGTCGATAAGATGCTGAAAGAAACTCCTCCGGGAACAGAGGAGGAGAGACAGAACTGCGAGACCATGAGAGAGACAATCAAAGGAATGTTCCTCACGCAGAGACGCTCAAAGACAGAGGCAGCGTTCATCACCGAGAATATTGACAGGTACGAGGAATTGTTTGAAATCTGCATGAATGGAGATGATGCACAGTTCAAAAAGGGCATCACGGAATTGCAGAAAGCACAGAATGAGTATATTTTGCAGAAAGAGAGGGAAAACGGATGAACAAGGTCATTTTGATGGGTCGTCTCACGAGAGACCCGAATGTCAGATATTCACCGAGGAATAATTCACAGGAGGAAATGGCGATCGCACGATACACACTTGCGGTTGACCGCAGAGGAGCAAAAGACGGGCAGCAGTCAGCGGATTTCATTTCCTGCGTTGCGTTTGGACGAGATGGAGAGTTCGCAGAAAAATATCTCAAGCAGGGAACGAAAGTGGTTGTCACTGGACGGATTCAGACGGGGTCATATACGAACAGAGACGGTCAAAAGGTCTATACCACGGACGTGATTGTCGAGGAACAGGAATTTACAGAGAGTAAGAAAGCAGCAGGGCAGCAGGACGGGAACAACGGAGGGTATTCGGATGCAGGTGACGGTTTTATGAATATTCCGGACGGAATCGACGAAGAACTCCCTTTCAATTAGGTGCGGAGGAGGATGGAAACATGGGATTCGTGGAAAAGGTGAAAAACGTCATTTCAAAACTGCGGGCAGAGGGAAAGACAGAGAAAGAGGTGTCTGAAATCATCGAACAGGCAGCAGAGGCAGCAACGGTCTTGAAAAAGACGGAATCTCCGGAACATCCGGAGAAAATCAAGGCAGCAGGAGGAGAAAACCTGCAAGATGCTCTTTTGAAAGTGGGAATCAGTGCAAAAGAGGCATTGACCGCATTTGAGAGCATATACAGACCGAGGAGACAGGAAAAGTCGAATAATTGGAGGAAATATCATGGATTGCCTCTGAAAAGGTCAAAAGGAGGAAAACGACGTGGAGACAGAAAAAGAAATGACAGCAATTCAGAAAACACAGGTATATCTTGAGAATTATCGGGAAATAGAGCGATATATCAAGGATGCAATTTCGGAAGTATCACAGATTGACGATGTATCAAGATATAACATTTCGGCAGAGAAAGCGTTCCTCCAGTCCATCAGAGAGTGTAAGGCAGAGACGGTCATTCTGTTCGAGCACATGAAAAAGGCTCTTGCATCGCTGAAAGAGGATGCAGAGGCAGCAGGTGAGGGGTACAAGTACGACGCACTTGAGGCAGTATATATCAAGGGCAAGTCATACGAGGATATTGTGAGGGAGACAGGATGCGGAAAGAACTCACCGAAAAAGTGGTGCAGATCAATGACAGAACGTCTCTCAATCAAATTATTCGGTGCAAAAGCAATCGAAAATGACAAAATCGGAGTGAAATGAGAGTGAAAACGGGGTGAAATGAGGGTGATTTCGGGGGTAAAAAGTGGGTGAACAAAAGCAAATATAAACGTGCTAATATGATAACGTGAACAGTTGAGTGAGCGATTGCAGAGATGCAGTCGCTTTTTTCTTGCCTGTTTGCCCTCCTGTTATATGCGGGCAGCAGGACACTATCATGTGCGATGTATGCCCGCCTCTTGAAAGGCATGAGAGGCAGCAGGAGACCGATGGACAGAGAGGAGTGAGCAGTGTGTTATTGAAAGCATGTAAGGGATGCGGTCGCCTTATCCCGCAGGCATTGACCATGTGCGAGCAGTGCGAGGCAAGGCAGCAGTCAAGGCATGTGACATATAACAATACACGCAGAGACCAACGAGCAGCAGAGTTCTATCTGTCAAAGGAATGGCGGGAGTTGAGACCTGTCATCATGAGTGTGTATGAGTATGTGGATATATATGCTCTGTATGTTGAACACCAGTTGATAACACTGAAAGATTCAGACCCCATCCACCACATCATAGAACTTGAGGAGGACTGGGAGCAGAGGTTGAACCCATTGAACTTGATACCCTTGAGCCATCGGACACACAACACAATCACAGCACTATATAAACAGAGCAATGCAAGCATGAAAGCAACACAGACACAGTTGAGGTCGCTGATTGATTACCATTTCAAACAGGCAGGGGGATATGAAAAAGTTTTATGTGACCGTTTCTTAGTCGCACCCCCTCTTTTCTTTGGAGAAAACTCCCCACGAGAAAATCAAGACACAGGGGAGTGACGAAAAGGTGTCAGAATGTGACACGAAACTCGTGAACACTGGACGGAAAGGGGGTTGATGCTGCATGGCAGGACAGAGACAACCGACCGATTTGGTGGTCATGAAAGGAAAAAAACACCTCACAAAAGCAGAGATTGAGGCGAGAAAAAATGCGGAGGTGGTCGCCCCAAACGACAAAGTCAAGCCTCCGGCATATTTGACACCGGAACAAAAGAAGAAATTCCGGAAATTGTCAAAAGAACTGCTTGCAATCAAACTCATTGCGAACGTGGATTGTGATGCACTGGCGAGATTACTGATTGCACAAGACCAATACATCGAGATAACGGACAAAATCAGAGAAACTCCGTTGATGGTCGATGTTCCGGTCTATGAGATGCGAGAGAATCCGGACACAGGAGAACAGGAACGTGTACAGGTCGGAACACGGGAGGTTGTGAACGGTGAGAGGGAGCGTCTCATGATTATACAAGACCGCTGCATGAAACAATGTCGGCAGGGGGCATCGGATTTCGGAATGACGGTCAGCAGTCGGTGTCGGTTGGTAGTTCCGAAAGCAAAGGAAACAAAACCGGAGAACAAATTCGCCAAGTATGCGAGTTCATAAATGGCAGCAGGGGCAACAGTGACCGACCGTTGCACACAATACGCTCTTGATGTCGTTGCAGGTGTCATCATTGCAGGTGAATATGTCAGACTGGCATGTCAAAGGCATCTTGACGACCTCGAAAAAGCGAAAGCAGCACCATACAAATATTATTTCGACGTTGAAAAGTCCGAGGAAATCATCAATTTTGCGGAAGAATTGACAATCGCAGAGGGTGACGAACAGGAAAATGTGACAGCGTACCCGTTCCAGTGTTTCATTTTAGGGTCTCTGAATGGGTGGAGGACAAAAGAAAAGGGTCACAGACGGTTCAGAACGTCCTATGTACAGTTAGGCAGACAGAACGGAAAGTCGTTCATCAATGGTATTTTAGCGTGTTACTATGGCAATTTTGACGGGTACAAATACGGAAAAATCTTTTGTACTGCGACAAAACAAGACCAAGCGAACATTGTTTTTGATGAAATTGTAAAATTCATCAATTCCGACGAGGATTTGTCGGAGTGGTTCAAGGTGCATGAGCATAATCACACGATAGATTGTCTCTGTACACATTCGGAAATCAAGGCATTATCCGGAGATACCAAGTCACTGGACGGACACCGTGCATATTTGGGAATCGTTGACGAATACCACGCTCACAAGACAAATCAGATGTACAAACTGCTTGAGGGAGGTATCAAGAAATTAAAATCCGCACTGATCTCCGTCATAACAACAGCAGGGTTCGATTTGAAATCGCCTTGCTACAAGTTATATGAGTATTGCTGCAATCTGCTGAAAGGTGTGTTTGAGAACGACAGTCAGTTCGTGTATATAGCACAGTTGAACACAGCGGATGACCTATACAAAAAAGAGAACTGGATAAAAGCAAACCCGATTCTCGAATATGACGAGGATGCACTGGAGAATCTCGTTCCGATTGCGAACACTGCCCGTGATATGGGCGGGGAAGATTTGCGAGATTTCCTAGTTAAGCAGTTGAATATGTGGATGCAGTGGTCAAACGCACTGTATATCAAGGACATCAAGGAATGGAAACGATGTGCAGCATTGCGAACGCTCAAGGATTTCAGAGGCTCAAAGTGCTATGTCGGAGTTGACCTGTCGTCCGGAGGCGACTTGACATCCATCGCAATCGTCATCCCGTACATGGTTGACGGTGTGAAAAAGTATTTTGTGCATACTCATTCATTCATCCCTGCGAGCAGAGTGGACGAGCATATCAAGACGGACAAAGTTCCGTATGATGTATGGATTTCAAAAGGTCTCGTGACAGTCACGGAGACACTGGGAGGAATAAAGACAGATTACAAGTACATCATCAAGTACCTTGAGGATTTAATCAAACAGAATGATTTGAAACCTCAACTTGTGTGTTATGACCCGCACAACGCATCTGCGTTCCTGTCAGACCTTGAGGCACTGGGATTCGATTCTGTGGCAATTACACAGACAGCAAAGGAACTCAATGACGCAACAGTTGATTTCAGACTGGAGATAAAAGCAGGAAACGTCGTGATTGAGGGAACAGAAGTCGGAAAAGGCAAGGTTGTTCCGTTCGATGAACTGCTGACGTGGTCGATTGCAAATGCAAAGACTATCTCGAACAGTTACGGTGAAATCAAAATCGACAAGGCACTCGACGAGGACAGAATCGACCCGATTGACGCAATCATCGACGCATGGAAAGCAGCAATGAAAGAGGAGTATAAGCCGGACACAAATGAGGTCGTGAATGAGTGGCTTGAAATGTATGAGAAATACATGGGGAAAGGCGGTGAGAAAGAATGAACCCATTAAGAAAAATAGCAGACAGGTTGATGAACTGGTGGAAAGGCGAAACTGCACCGGAGGTCAGTGATTCAACGGAATTGACCGGAGGGGTGATGACGCTCAACTCACCGTCGTTCCTTGAAAGTATGGGATTGAGCAGGAAAAGAAAGACAACATCAGAGGTGACATATTTCACATGTCTCAAGATGCTGTCGGAAACGCTTGCAAAAATGCCTATCAAATACTATCAGAGAACGGACAAGGGAATTATCGAGGCAGAGCAGACAGACACCTCGAAACTACTGACCAAAAGACCGAACCCGTTCATGACACCGACGGTATTTTGGAACACAGTGGAAATCAACCGCAATCACTACGGGAACGCTTATGTGTACATGAGAAAGAAATTCATCCGGAAGAAATACGGAGGAGAGGTCAAAATTCTTGACCTGTGGGTGATGCAGTCGAATTGTGTTCAGATTGTTGTGGATGATGCAGGCATATTCGCAGGAAAAGGACGCTTGTGGTATGTCTACACAGACCCGACATCCGGAAGTCAGTATGTATTTGACACGAGTGAGGTCATGCACTTCAAAACATCATTCAGTTTTGACGGTGTGACGGGTTTACCAGTGCAGCAGATTCTCCGTGACACAATCTCCGGAGCATCGGCATCACAGAGGTACATGAACAGCTTGTATGAAAGCGGATTGACAGCGAAAGCGACGCTTGAATACACGGGAGAGTTGAATGATAAAGCAAAAGAGGCACTCGTGAAATCGTTTGAGGATTTCGGCAGCGGAGCGAGAAACACAGGAAAAATCATCCCCGTACCGTTAGGGATGAAACTGACACCACTCGACATCAAATTGTCAGATTCACAGTTCTTTGAATTGAAAAAATACACTGCATTGCAGATCGCAGCAGCGTTCGGTGTGAAACCGAATCAAATCAACGACTATTCAAAGTCGTCCTATGCGAACAGTGAGTTGCAGCAGTTGTCTTTTTACGTTGACACAGAACTGTTCGTCATCAAGCAGTATGAGGAAGAAATCAACTATAAAATGCTGACGGACGAGGAACAGGATGACGGTTTTTATTACAAATACAATGAAAAAGTTCTTTTCCGGACAGATTCAAAGACACAAATGGAATACCTGAAAAACGGTGTCAGTGGCTCAATCATGAAACCGAATGAGGCACGACGCAAACTTGACCTCCCCGATGGAGAGGGTGGCGACACTTTACTTGCAAATGGCAGCATCGTTCCGCTGACAATGGCAGGAGCAGCATATCAGAAAGGTCAAATCGAGCAAGAGGAGACCGAAAAACCGGAGCAACCGGAGGAAGAAACAGAGCCGGACACAGAGCAGCCGGACACAACAGGACAACCGGACGAAACCGACGAGGCAGAGGACGAGGAAGAACAGGAGGGAGGTGAATAATCATGGCAAAGAAAAGACGTTTTGATTTCACAAAAAAGAATAAACGCAGCGGAAAAGTTGAAAATGTCGGCTATTTGGATTTGGAACAGGACGAGGAACAGAGCAGATGTTCCTTGTATTTCTACGGTGACATTGTATCAGCAACATGGGAATCCATGTGGTTCGAGGAGGACAGATGCCCGCAGGACATCGCAGATTTCCTCAACCAGTTGGATGGGTATGAGGACATCGACATCTATTTCAATTCCGGTGGCGGTGATGTATTCGCAGGACTGGCAATCTATAACCAGTTGAAACGATACTCCGGACACAAAGTCGGATATGTTGATGGAATGGCTGCGTCAATCGCATCTGTCATCATGTTCGCATGTGATGAACTGCATTTTGCGACAGGAGCACAGGCGATGATTCACAAGCCTTTATGTATGGCATGGGGCAACGCAGACGATTTCAAAGAGGTCATCAAACAACTTGATTTATGCGAGGATTCAATTCTCGACGTTTACGAGGAACACTTGAAAGAGGGTGTGACGAGAGACAAAATCAAGTCTTTCATGGCGAAAGAAAAGTGGTTCAGCGGTGCAGAACTGGCAGAGTATTTCGACGTTTTGATTGATGAAAAGGCAGCAGTCGCAGCGTGTGCATCAGATTATTTTGAAAAATACAACCATGTTCCGGAGAGCATCAAAGGAACAGCCACAAAGGACATTGTCGATGCGGTGCTTGCGGAACTGGAGAACAGGAACAACGCAGCAGCAGAGGCAGAGAAACAGAGAATCGAGGCAGAAAAGCAGGATATTCTTGCAGACCTCGACATGTATGGAATTTAAGAAAGAGAGGACATGATTCATGAACAAGGAAATGCAGAAACTGTTGAAAGCAATCAACGACAAAAAGAATGAGGTCAAGAGCCTTGTGAACGATGGAAAACTCGACAAGGCAAAGGCAGCAAAAGAGGAACTCAAAGAGTTACAGGAAAAGTTTGACCTCCTGTTCGATTTGGACGAGGAGGAACATGAGGAGATCGAGGACAAGGTGGCGACGGGAACAGCAAAGACCATCGGGGCAAAAGCAGACAAGAAAAACCTCGTGAAAGCGTTCGTCAATATTGTCAAGTGCGGATTCTTAAAGAGAGAACCGGACGAGGGAGATGTCAAGGTGTACAAGGATGCGTTAAGCACAGACACCACAAAGGGAGACGATGATGAAATGGGAATCGGTGTCACCGTTCCGGAGGACATCAGAACAGACATCATCGAGTTAAGACGTTCAGAGGACAATCTGGAGCAGTATGTCAATGTGGAGGGAGTGACCACAAAGAGCGGTTCTCGAAACATTGAGGTCGATGCAGATTCCACTCCGTTCGACAATGTGGACGAGGAGGCGGATTTCCCCGACATGGATGAACCGAAGTTCAAAAAGATTGTGTATGCAATCAAGAAAAAAGGTGGCATCTTAAAAATCACCGCAGAACTGTTTGAGGACACCGCAGCCAATGTCATGGCATACATCAACAAATGGATTGCCAAGAAAACAAAGGCGACAAGAAATGCGATGATTCTCAAGGTTGCGAACGAGATGACAAAGGGAAAAGAGGTTGTGATTTCCACAATCGACAGCCTCAAGGACGTGTTCAACGTGGGTCTCGACCCTGCTATCACAACCGGAGCAATGGTCATCGCAAATCAGAACGGGTACAACTACCTCGACAAGTTAAAGGATAAGGATGAAAAGTACATTTTGCAGCCGAATCCTACACAGCCGACACAGATGATGTTGTTCGGTAAATATCCGATTGTCAAGGTGTCAAACAGGACTGTGAAATCTGAAGCAGTGTACTCACCTGCGTTCACAATCTCCGGTAGCAAATTAGCAATCGACGGAACAACCACAGCAATCGACGCATCAGCAACGTCCGACGTAACAGCATGGAAAGTCGTGAAAGGAAAGTATGTTGTAACTTGCAAAGGACAGGAGCAGGAAACGACAGTCGATGCAAAGGTGTCCGCATACAAGCATCCTGTGTATATGGGCGACTTAAAAGAGGCTATCACATTATTTGACAGAAATGTCATCACAATCGACATGAACGACAAGGCAGCAGGTTTGTGGGAGAAAGACATGACCGGAATCAAGGTTCGTGACCGTTTCGACGTGCAGCCTGTTGATGATGGAGCAATCATCAAAGGCAACATCACGGAAGTTGTGCAGGGATAAGAAATGCAGCAGGGCGGGAACACCCGCCCTGTGATTGAAAGCAGGTGAATGAAATGACGGACGAGGAAAAGAAAGAGTATAGAGACAAACTGGTTGAGGACTGCATGAAATACAATCACATCGACTATGACGACGACAAGGACATTGTCGAGACTATGGTTGAGGCGATTGCATCAGAGGAATTGATGGAACTGATTCCGAATTTCGACCCATACAATTTGACCGCCCGTCAGAGATTGCTTGTATATTCTTTCGTCAAGGAATTGTATGACCACAGGGAGAAGTATCAGAACGGTACACAGCAACTCACAAATGCGGTCTCAACCATGCTACTCAATGAAAAGTATGGAGGGAGCAGTGAATGACCGGACGGGTGAAAATAATCAGAGTGACCACAGAAATCAAGGAGGGCAGGAAAGAACCGACCACAGAGGTGTTTTATGAGTGTTGGTGCGATGTTCAGAGTTTGGGAACAAATGAGAAATACACAGCACTGCAAGCAGGTCTTGAGAACACCATTGTTTTCAAGGTTCGGAATTGCAAGCGGATGAAAGAGGTCAGAAAGAAAATGAAAGAGTTCTATGCAGAGTATGACGGAACACGATTCGACATCTATGACGCATCACCGATGTTCACAGATAACGGATGGGTGCTTGTGAAATGTCGTGCGGTTGCATAGGTGTCACATTCTGACACGGAGGTGAGGACATGAAAATTGACATTGAGTTCAAAGGACTGGAGGAACTGGTAAAAGCGTTTGAAAGTGCTGCATCGGATGAAGATATTGCACAGGTAAATAAAACGATCGCTGAAAAAGGAGAACCAGTTGTACAGAGAATCATGTCCGGAAAAATCCCAAAGTCAAAGGACATCAAAAAAAGTGGGCGAGGGTTCGGTTCAAAATCATCAGTGTCCGCACATGCAGCAGATGAAATCCCTATCGGGAAAGTAAAGGTGAACGGTACGGGAGCGACAGCAGATGTCGGATGGGAAAAGAACACACAGGACGAGGGCGGTCATTTCTACGTCCGTTTTATTAACTGGGGAACGATTTACAGACCGCCACAAGAGTTCATATATGCAACAGGCAGGGAGGCAGATGCAGAACTGCAAAAGATAGCAGAGCAGGAATATCAAGCGTATTTAGACAGGACAGTGGGGTGATAAGCATGGACAGCAGTCCGGACATCATAAAAGACGCATCAGACGCACTCAAGCCGATAGAGGACAGAGGAATCACCGTGATGCAGGGGTGGTATGACAAAGACCTCAACAAATGTCATGTGACATTGTGGGATTTGGGCGAAACCGATGATAATTTTTCGGATGATGATGCGGAGGGAGTGACACTTTCCTTGCAAGTCACCATTTTCTCAAAGGAGGACGAGGTGGAACTGGCAAGGGAAATCAAGTCTATCATGAAAGAGAATGGGTTCTCATTCGAGGGGAGAAACGGAGACGATTCAAAACCGGAGGATGGAATCTATATGAAAGCACAGCGATTCACAAAATATTATGAAAGCGAGGAAAAATCATGAGCGAAACAGTAACACAGGTAAATGAAACCACACAGCAGATTGTAAGGAGTAGAACTTGCGGTCTGAAAGATTTCTACATCGCACTGGTGCAGAGCAATACTGCAACAGCATACACAGCCGGAACTCCGGTGAAATTAGCAAGGGCAATCAAAGCGAAAATTGATGAAAAGTGGACAAGTGAGAAAATCTACTCCGACGATAACACCGAGGAGGTCATCACCTCATACGAGGGAACAGATGTCGAACTGGAAATCAATGCTCTTGCACCGCAGGACAGAGTGATTCTGTTCGGGCAGTTGTACGAGAAAGGATTCTTGAGAAAGTCATCTGACGACAGAGCACCGGAGGTCGCTGTCGGATGGAGAGAAAGAAAACTCAACGGGAAATATGAGTTCAAGTGGCTTTATGTCGGAAAGTTTGCAGAGGGTATCAGCGAGGAGGCAAGCACTAAAGAGGGAAAACTGTCACCTACAACCAAGAGCATCAAGGGCAGTTTCTACGAGCGTAGCATCGACAATCTGTATGAGGTATCTGTTGATGAATCCAACCTTGTAGCAGAGGACACGGATGCAGCAACAGCAATCAAAGACTGGTTCTCAAAAGTGCAGGAAGCACCGGACGCAGCAGCGTAAAACAAGAGAGGATATAACAGGAGGATAATTCAATGAATAGAAAAATTATCGTGAATCATAAAGAGTTCAAAATGGAGAAAATGTCTGCGGACACATACATGGAATATCTCGAACTTGCAGAACAGATTGACGCTGCGACATCCGAGAGAGCGTCAAAAAGATACTCACGACAGGAAATTGAGGCGATGATGTTGTTCATCTGCAAAGCATACGGAAATCAGTTCACGGTTGACGAGTTAAAGGACGCAGAGAGCGGACTGGATGCAGCAGGAATCGTCATCGAGTTCAACATGATTGACATGGGAATCGCAGAGGAAATGAACAAGAGAATGGACAAGATGATGAAAAATTTTCAGAGTGGCAAGTGATTCCGGAAATAACAATCACTTGCAGCACAGGAAAAGTATTCATCAATAACATAACGGTTGAGCAGTACAAGAAATATGCTGCACTCATGGAGAAAAACGGTTCGGACAAAATAACGGATGCACTGTTTTTCAACAAAAGAATTATTCAAGAGATATTCGGAAACAGGATGTCTCTCGATGAACTGGGTGAGGTGGATGTCATTGAATTTCTGACAGCATCAAAGGGGATTCATTTCATCATGCAGGATATTGTTTCCGATGCGTTGCTGAACATTGTCGAGACAGAGCCAATCGAAAGAGAGACATCTGCGTTCGACGAATATGACCGTGAGAATGGGTATGAGGACGAGGAGCAGGAAGAACAGAACACATGGAAGATATGCGGAGAAATCGTTGACCGTGTGACAAAAATTGCGATTCGGCTCATGCGGGAATCATACGGGCAGTGCATGAAAGAAAATATCATTGAACTGCTGAAATATCTGAAATTTGAACTTGAAACGGTGAACGAGAACACATAACACAGAGAGGAGGAGAACCGATGGCACATACAAGCGTGAAGATTTCAGCAAATTCGTCTGATTATCAGTCACAAATGAAATCTGCTGCGTCACAGATGAAAGTGTTATCCAGTGAGTTCAAACTGGCACAGACGCAAGCAAAAGCGTTCGGTTCGGCAGCAGACCAACTCAAGGCGAAAGCCGAGAGCCTCACTCAAAAAATCACTCTGCAAAAGAATATCGTTCAATTAAACAGTGAGCAACAAGCAAAACTCACGCAGAAACTTTCAGACCAAAAGACAAAGCAGGAGGAATTGAAAACAAAGGTCGAGGCAGCAAAGAAAGCCTATGAGGATTCAACAAAGGCGACCGGAGCAAATTCAGAGCAGTCAAAGGCACTGAAAGAGGAACTCGACAAACTGGAGCAGGAATTTAAGGCAAACGAGACAGCAATCGGAAAGACGGAGACTGCTCTTGCAAATCAGACCACAAAGACGAACGCATCAAAAGCATCACTCGTCGAGATGGAATCTGAACTCGAAAAAGTAAACAAGGAACTGAAAAATCATAAACTGAATGAATTTGCAAGCGGTTGTGACAAAGCAGGACAAAAGATGGAGAGTTTCGGAAAGAAAATGTCCGTCGTTTCTGCGGGAATTGCTGCAATAGGAGCAGCATCAATCGCAGCGTTCAAGGAACTCGACGAGGGATATGACACGATAGTGACAAAGACAGGAGCAACCGGAGAGGCACTGGAGGGATTGACCGCATCTGCGGACAATGTTTTCGGAAGTATGCCGGAGGACATGTCAACGGTCGGAGAGGCTATCGGTGAAGTAAACACGAGATTTCATTCGACAGGAGAGGAACTGGAGAGCCTGTCAACGCAATTCATTCAGTTTTCGAGCATAAACGGAACGAATGTGACACAGTCTGTTGACCAAGTGGACAAAATCATGAAAGCGTGGAACATAGACACATCACAGACGGGGAATCTGTTGGGATTGCTGACATCAAAAGCACAGGAGACAGGAATTTCCGTTGACAAACTCGAAAGTTATGTACTGGATAACAATTCAGCGTTCAAAGAGATGGGGTTGTCATTACCACAAGCAATCAATTTGATGGCTCAATTCGATGCGAACGGTGTTGATTCTACGACAGCACTGGCAGGACTGAAAAAGGCATTGCAGAACGCAACAGCCGAGGGAAAGTCAATGGATGTCGCACTGGAGGAGACAATCGGCAGCATTAAGAACGCAAAGACGGACACAGAGGCTTTACAGATTGCGACAGAACTGTTCGGGAAAAAGGGTGCTGCGGAAATGGCGACAGCAATCCGAGAGAACAGAATTGACCTCACAAGCCTGTCATCCTCAATGTCGGAATATGGAACGACGGTCGAGGACACATACAACGGAACACTCGACCCGATTGATAATGCAACAATAGCGATGAACAATGCAAAACTGGCATTGTCAACACTGGCGACAACAGCACAGACCGCAGCAGCACCAGTCATCGAAAAGGTGACGACAAAGATTCAAGAACTGACAAAGTGGTTCACCTCTCTTGACGAGGGGCAACAGCAGACAATCATCAAGGTCGGTCTTGTGGTGGCTGCGGTGGGTCCTTTAGCAATCGGATTCGGAAAAGTAGCACAGGGAATATCGACGACAGTGAAAACAGGTCAACAGTTTGCATCGTTTGTCGGAGGAATCATCGCAAAGATAACAGCCAAGACAGCAGCAACCGCAGCAGGAACAGCAGCAGACACAGCAGGGGCAGCAGCGGAGGCAGCACATACCGCAGCAACAGCGACAGCGACCGGAGTGACTGGAGGAATGACGGTGGCACAGACCGCCCTCAATGCAGTCATGAATCTGTGTCCGATTATTTTAATTGTGACACTGATTGCAGGACTGATCGCAGCAGGAATCGCTTTATATAAAAACTGGGATAAGGTCAAAGAAAAATTATCCGAGTTGTGGAGTAACGTCAAGGAGAAATTCAACGCAATCAAGGAAACCATAACGGGAGCGTTCTCGAAAGCAAAAGAGGCGGTCACGAATAAGGTGAACGAGATAAAAGATTCGGTTGCGAATAGTGCAGTCGGACAAGCAGCGACAAAGACGTTTTCAGCGGTGAAAAATACTGTCACAAAGTTCATGGGGGCAGCAGTTGACACCGCAAAGGAGAAACTGGGGAACATGAAAACCGCCTATGAGGAAAACGGGGGCGGTATTAAAGGAGTAGTTGCAGCAGGATGGGAGGGAATCAAAGGCTATTACACAGCCGGATTCACGTTCGTTGATAATCTGTCGGGAGGAAAACTGACAGAAATCAAGACAAAATTCTCTGAAAAGACATCGGAAATCAAGACGAAAGTCTCCGAGGGTTGGGAGAATATGAAAACAACGGTCACATCCAAGATGACCGAGTGGAAAACAAACGCATCAAATAAACTGACGGAAATCAGAACCGATTTCACGACGAAGATTTCCGGAATACAGTCCTATGTGTCAACCGGATGGTCTCACATGAAATCGACGATTTCAACGACGATGCAGCAGTGGAACACAGATGCGAGCAACAAACTCCTGTCACTCAAGAACGATTTTACAAACAAGGTCGAGAGCGTAAAACAGGGATGGTCAACGAGGTTTACAAACATCAAGGACACAGCGACGAATCTCATGGAGACCGCAAAGACCAATGTTTCCACAAAACTGGAAAATATGAAATCTGCCTATAACGAAAAAGGCGGGGGCATGAAAGGAATTGTGTCGGCTACATTCACAGGCATCAAGGACACGATGAACTCACTCATGTCCACAGCGAACACGTTGACAGGTGGAAAACTCGACAGCATCAAGTCATCTTTCTCGACAAAATTGAACGGTGCTCTTTCAACGGTCGGTTCAGTCATGGAGAGCATACGAGCAAAATTCAGCGAAAAGATGGAATCCGCAAAGACAGCGGTCTCAAATGCTATCGACAGAATCAAGGGATTTTTCAATTTTGAGTGGTCATTGCCACATTTGAAAATGCCACATTTTAGTATATCCGGTTCGTTCAGTCTGAACCCTCCATCTGTACCGTCATTCGGTGTTGAATGGTACAAAACAGGAGGAATCATGACAAGTCCGACAGTGTTCGGAATGAATGGAACGAGGCTCATGGTCGGAGGAGAGGCAGGAGCAGAGGCAATCTTGCCACTTGCAGAGTTTTACACAGAATTGAACTCAATGCTTGACCGAAAGCTGAAAGCGATCAATCAGAATGTGAACGCTTTTATCGAGGTTCACAACTATATTGACGGAGACGAAGTGGCAAGCAGAACGACCGAAAAGGTCAGTGATAATCTTGCAATAGCAACAAAAAAACGGAGGTGAGGACATGAAAATTGACAGCATAGACATTCGGTCATTCGATGCAAAGCAGTTGACAGTTGATTTCGAGCCTCCACAGACGGGGGTGACGGTGGAGATGTTCGACGGGGCATTGATACCGTCGGAATCCGAAACATACACACCATTGTCCGGACTGACAGTGACAGTCCTGTTCAGAGGAAAAGACAGAGACGAGGTTCAAAAACATGTCAGTGATTTCAATGCAGAGTTGCAGAAAGGTGTTGTCCTTACACTGGACGGGTACAGTCGCCATTTTAAGGCATATATGACGGGGAACTCGTTGAGCAAGACAATAACGAAAACACGGTACACAGCAGAGTTCAAATTCACGGGGTACTGGTTCAGCGACGAAGTGAGTTTGAACTGGCAGGGAGCGTATGAGGCAATATTTGAGGCACAGGGAAACAGGGCGACACCGTGCAGACTGACAATCACAGCAACGGAGTACATTGAGCAGTTAAGAATCAACGGTCTTTCCTGCGGTGAAATTATTATCGACACGATTCCGAGAGGAGCAACCGTCATCATTGACGGAGAAACAGGATTCGCAACGATGGACGGAGAGAACAAGTTCAAGGATGTGTCATTGATGGAATTTCCGTATCTCACAACAGGGCAGGAAAAGGAACATCATCTCATTTTCTCTGACAATAACGCACTTGTCACATTGCAGTATAAACCTATGTGGTTATAGGAGGCGGTCAGATGGATTTGTACAATGATTCACACGAAAAGGTGTGTATTTTATCCGGAATAAAAGAAACGTGCATCACAAGCACTCTCAAGACTGGAGATAAGGAAATCACATTCGAGTTCCGAAAGACAAACAGGTGTGCAGCGGACATCAAAGAGGAGGGATATATCAGAACCGACACGGACGAATTTGTTATCAAGCAGGTCGAGCCGAGCGGGGAATGGTACAAATGCACCGGAACATTGAACGTCGAGGAACTGGAGGGCAAACAATATCCGCAGGGATTCGAGACTGTGGAAAAGACGGTCGATGAATGTCTAACAGAGGCAATCGACGGAACTGGATGGAAAGTCATCCGGTGCGATGTTTCCAAAAAGAGAACAATCCGGATAGAGCAGAACTGTTCTGCATGGGATGTCGCTCAACAGGCAATTACAACGTATAGATGCGAGATGGTGTTCGATTCTCTGAACAAGGGAATTTCGGTATATGAGAAATACGGAGAGGACAGAGGAGCATATTTCATTGAACGTCTGAACCTCAAGCGGTTGCAGGTGCAGTCAAACTCATACGACTTTGCAACAAGGCTCATTCCGATAGGGAAAGATGGATTGATGCTGAATATCGACGGGAAAAATTATGTTGAGAATCACCAGTATTCAAAGAAAGTGAAAACGATGACGTGGAAAGATGAAAGATACACGGATGCGGAATCACTGAAAGAGGATGCGGAGGCGAAACTGGACGAACTTTCCAAACCATACAGGTCGTACACAGCAGAAATCATCAATCTTGTTGAGGCAGTGCAGGACGAGGAGAAAAAAGAACAGTACAAAGAGGTGTTCAGTATAGCACTGGGAGACACGGTGCTGCTGATCTCCAAGTCAACGGGAATCCGTGAGAGCCACAGGATTGTGAAATTCTATGAATACCCGTTGACGAAAGAAAAGAACAAGGTCGAACTGGCAAACACAAGACTGTCATTCGAGGAGGTTCAGAGAACCGAGCAAGAATTGTCATGAGGAGGTGAGAAAATTGGAAATCATTAGACACATCAAAGTGGATTTGTATGGAGACACACAGCATTTTGCAGTTGCAGCGAAACAGATGGATATGGGAACACGGTACATCGGAGTGACGCTCATGGAGGACGGTGTCGTGTATGAGATACCGGACAATGTGGAGGTCATTATCAACATGACCAAACCGGACAAGACACACGTTCACAACGATGGAGAAAAGTCCGGAAATGAGGCTCTCATTCCTCTCACAAGAGGCATGTTGCAGGTTCACGGAACAGCATTGTGTGAGGTGCAGTTGTATCAAAATGGTGCATTGCTGACGAGTGCGACGTTTGAGATGGAGATTTTTCCGTCACAGCGGGATGAATCGGAAATCATTCACTCCGGAGAATATACAAGACTGGAGAACACCATTGCAGCAGCGAGAGAGGCTCTGCAAATCGCACAGGACACACAGAACACCATTGATGCAGCAGAGGCGGTCAGACAGGCACAGGAGCGGTTGAGAGAGGCTGCTGAAAAGGCAAGAGAAATCAAAGAGAGCCGGAGAGAGGATGACACCGCAAAGGCGATTGCAAAATGTGTCGAGGCGATGGAGGCAGCAATCGAGCAGACAAAGAAATGTCTGACAGCGACCGAGGAGGCAAACAAAATCATCATCAGTCAGTCCGGTCTTGATGCGATACTGGCAGCAGTCAAAGACTACTATGAACGCATCAGAGAACTTGAGACGGACATCAACATCAATGTGGACGGAGGAACACCAAAATCAACCGACCTCCTGCTTGTCAAGGGAGGAACACCGTTCACGACCGATTATGACAAGTACATCGCAGGAACGTCACACACAATTTGAGAAAGAGGTGAAAAAGAATGGCAACAGCAACAATCACTCTGAAAAAGGGAACGACCGCAGAGTGGACGGAGAGCAAGAGGGTTCTCGATGATGGAGAACTGGGTCTCGAAACCACGACAAGCGGTCACAGAATCATCCGAATCGGTAACGGTTCGACCGAGTTCATGAGCCTCCCTGTCGCATTTGACATCGAGGAGGTCAGAGAAATCAAGACCGGAATGGACAAAGATGCAAAAACGTACTATGACGACATGGTCAAAAAGGGAACGGAGTTGCTTGCAGAAATGAAAGCACTGGCAACGACTGTCGAACTGGAGGACGATGCGACACAAATCAAGTATCGAATGGGTATCTCAAACGGTACGTTGTATTTTGAGGAAATCACAAAGGAGGCAAGTGAATAATGGCAGCAGGTGACAGAATATTCATGGCGAAAGAATCCACGTCGCAGGAGATTCTTTCCAACACAAAGAAAATTATCGAGGACGCAAAAGCAAAACCGAAAAGATACGGAATGAGAATCAACCTCCTCGACAGCAATCCGGCAACCCGTGTCAAATATCTTTATGATGCGGTTGGAATGACACCCGCAGGAATGAATTTCGCAGGAGGCGGGTTCGATTATGGAGACTGGGGAGATATTTGGTTCGTAAAGAAAAACCGTCCGGTCATGGTAAGAACTGACGGAACGGTTGACTATGAACTGAATCATGAAAACCATGCTCTCAAGCTGAACGGAGGAGCATCGGACATCACAAAAACATCATACGGTGGAAATGCAATGTCCGAGATTCCTCTGATTTGGGTCAAGAGATGGACACAGAACAATTATCATTTTGTTGTGTTCTGTGAGGAGCAGTACGATGACACATACAAAGCATACGCACACACCGACGCAGACGGAAATGTCCTGCCTGTGACATATTTCCCGATGTACGAGGGTTCGGTTGTCAACAACAGGATGCGTTCACTCTCCGGTCTCACACCGACAGCGTCCATGACAGACGAGCAGGAGACGACCGCAGCAAAGCAGAACGGTGACAGATGGGATAAACAGTCATTTTCTGAAATCAACCTCATGTATGAAATGTGTACGATGATTACATGCAGCACCAACTCACAAGGCAAGTTTGGAAACGGAAACAGTCAGTCCGACAATTTCTTGCAGACCGGAACACTCAACGGAAAAGGACAGTTTTTCGGTTATACATCGACCACACAGGCAGTCAAAGTATTTTACTGCGAAAACTTCTTTGCGAACTACTGGAAACGTTTGAGAGGTCTGCTGCTTATCAACGGAGTGTATCATGTGAAAGCAGTTCCTCCGTACAACTCAACAGGTGCGGGGTACACAAACACAGGACTGACACCGTCCGGAACATCCGGAGGCTACTGTTCAAGAATGGAAATGGCATCCGACATCGGAAGAATCCCGACCGTTGCATCCGGAAGTGAGACCACATACGAATGTGATGGGTTATGGTTCAACAATACGATCGTTGCAGTTGCCCTGTTCGGTGGCGCCCGTGGCGACGGGTCGAGGTGCGGTTTGTCGTGCTGGAGGGTGAACAACCTTGCGACGAGCGTGGACGCGAGCATCGTGGCGAGCCTTTCTTGTAAACCGCCTGTTGCTGCTGCGTAAGCAGCGAGGGGGAACGGGGGAGATACTCCCCCGCAATAAAAAGGGAGGTTCGGAGGGTTTACCCTCCGAGGTGTCCGGTATGATAAGGATTTTCCACGATGATGGAAACGGGAGGCACATCCGACACAAACAGAAAAAATTGTGATAGAATCTCCGACATGACAAAAAGATGACCTTGACATGACAGGGGAATCGGTGTGCGTCCTTGCCCTGTTCGGTGGCAACCGTGGCAACGGGTCGAAGTGCGGTTTGTCGTACTGGAATGTGAACAACCCTGCGACGAACGTGAACACGAACATCGTGGCGAGCCAATCTTATCAAATTATGGAGCATTTAACCAAAAGCACACCTTTTTCCTACACCGCAGGGTGTTGAAATACACCTAACCAGTGGAAATGATACCGATGCAGGCAGGGTCGAGTAAGAATATCAGAAAGACCTTGAGGTGATAAGAAAGATGGGAAATAAATCCGTCAATAACCTGTACAAGCCTATGTTAGAACATAGCAATGTTGAGCAAAAATTTCATAAAGCAGCAAAGGGCAAGACAGAGCGTCCGGACGTTGCGGTGATATTAGAGCCGACCAACATTCAGAGACATGTCAAGAACGTCGTCGAGCAACTTGAGAACACTGCACCGGAGGGGTACGACGTACCGCATCCGGAAAAGGCATGGAAACCATCAAGACACGGGAAAGTCTGCATCAACGAGGGAACGAGCAGAAAAGTGAGAATGATTGAGAAACCTCGATACAATTATGAGCAGGTGATTCACCACATTGTCGTCTCTGCGTGTTATGACATTTTCATGAAAGGGATGTATGAGTTCTCGTGTGGGAGCGTACCGAACAGGGGTGCTCATTATGGGAAAAAGTACATCGAGAGGTGGATTCAGCGAGACAAAAAGAACTGCAAATATGTTCTCAAGATGGATATTCGACACTTTTTCGAGAGTGTTGACCATGATGTCTTGAAAGCGTGGCTCAAGAAGAAAATCAGAGACGAGAGAATGTTGTACATCCTCGAACTGATAATTGACGGGAGCGAGGTCGGGTTGCCTTTAGGGTTTTACACATCGCAGTGGTTGTCAAATTTCATGTTGCAGCCTCTCGACCATTTCATCAAAGAACAGTTGAAAGCGGTGCATTATATCCGGTATATGGATGATATGGTGGTGTTCGGAAAGAACAAAAAGGAACTCCACAGGATGCAGCAGGAGATTGAGAGATTCTTGAGAGAAAAGTTCAACTTGCAGATGAAAGGAAACTGGCAGGTGTTCCGGTTCGATTACACAGAGAAAAAGACCGGAAAGAGAAAAGGGAGACCACTCGATTTCATGGGATTCCAGTTCTATCACGACAAGACGATTCTGCGGGAAAGCATCATGTTGAGTTGCACACGGAAAGTCAACCGTGTCGCAAAGAAAGAGAAAATCACATGGTACGATGCAACCGCAATTCTGTCATACATGGGTTACTTGAGCAATACAGACACATACGACATGTACCTGCAAAGGGTCAAGCCTTATGTGAATGTTAAGAAATTAAAGAAAATAGTTAGCAAACATTCAAAGCGAAAGGAGCGAGAAAAACATGAAAGAATGGAGAGAAGTGTTCGGAACGGAGGCAGAACAGCCGAAGGAGTTCGACACAACAGCGTCACCGACAACGGTATATCAGAGACGCAATATCAAGAAAGCAACGAAAGAGGATGCAGACGGAAAGAAAATCACCGGATGGCAGCGAGAGGAGCGTGAAATGTCACGGGAGGAATATGACAGATTGACGCTCATGCAGGAGGTTGTTGCATCCAACACAACAGGAATCGTTGAATCCGTGACACAGTTTCAGAAAGATGCAGTCATCGACGAATACACACAACAGTTGATTGAGGAGGGGTTGATTTAATATGAAAATGCTTGTCGAAAGTCTGAAAAGAATGTACAAGAAAGGCACTCTCACCGAGGAACAGATCGCAGAGCGTGTCACAAAAGGAAGTATTTCAGCGGAGGAATATGAATACATCACGGGAGAAAAATATTCCGGTGGTGAGGCAAAATGACACCGCTTGAAATAATATCACGGTTGTGCGAGATAACGGAGGAGTTGTCCGGAATCGTGAAAAAGCAGCAAGAAATGATTGAACGCTCAAAAGTGGAGGAGGGGGTCAAAGAGGAACTCCGGAACATGGTCAATGAGGCAGACGGGAAACTGGATGTCCTTGAGTACCACATGAGACGATACTGCGACACCGACGACGTGGGAGCGTTCGGAAAGGAGCAGCCGAGTGACGATTGAACTCTCATTGTTGTTGAGCGGGATTTCCGTCGCATTTGCAATCTTTTTCGGGATTTCCAATAAAAAGCGGAATGACAAAAAGGATGCAGAGCAGGAGACGGAGGAACGTGCGACAGCGAACACACTCATGATGACAAAACTGGAGAACATTGCCGACGATGTCAAAGACATCAAACGTGACTACAAAGAGACACGGGCAGAGGTGCAGGATTTACACGACAGGGTTCTCATAGTTGAGCAGTCATTGAAATCGTATCACAAGAGACTGGACGGGATGAATTTGAATATTAAGACCGACCAATAACAGGAGGGCGGGAACAGGCAAGAATCAACCACATAAAGGAGGCAACAAGTGAACAAAAGCAGGATGACGAACGCAGAGCGTCGCATGTATTTCCGGCATAAAAGAAAATTGTACCGGATAGAACAGCGGGCAGCAAAGCGGAAAAACAAAGTCTCCGGTCAGTTCATGAATCGTGTTGTTATCTGTATGATTCTTGCAGCATTTATCTACACAGTTGTGGCGATTATAGTGTTTGTGAGAGTGGGTGCTGAACCATCAACATTGACAGAGAATGTATTTCGATTCCTGTCAGTGGAGGGCGGTGCGATGGCACTCATTAAGTCAGTAAAGACGGTTACAAAGAAAGATACAGGAAAACAGCACGAGAACGAACCGGATGACATCAATGCAGACAATAATGAGGAGGTGCAGGGATGAAATTCATCGTTGAAAATTGGTTTGTTATCGTGGCAATAGCAGCAGTGGGAGGCTCTATCGGGTACGCAATTTATTCTTTTGTGAAAATGCCATCTGATAAGCAGTTGAACAAGGTCAGAGAGTGGCTCTTGTATGCGGTGACAAAAGCAGAAAAGGAACTAGGAGCAGGAACAGGAAAACTCAAACTCCGGTATGTGTACGACATGTTTGTGGCAAGGTTTGAGTGGCTTGCAAAGGTCATCACATTCGACATGTTCAGCATGATGGTGGACGAGGCTCTTGAGCAAATGAGAACGATGCTTGACAGCAATGAGGCGGTGCAGAAACTCATTGCGAACGAGGCAGGTGAGGGCAGTGAGTGAAATTGAGATTTTCATGTCACAGCACTGGAGCACGATGGTGACAGTGTACATCATCGGGGCAGCAGTTACATTCGTTTTGACGTTTGTTATTTTTTGGATGCTTCAAAGGCAGTCCGAAAAAGAGGAGCGGGAAAAAGAGTTGTTTCCGGAATACTACGAGGAACAGGAAACGAAACAGGACAGAATCATGGTCAAACTGACATTTTTCATTTTGTCGGTATTGGTGGCGGTGATATGGATAGGAGTTCCGTTCATACTGGCTTTTATATTCATTATGTCAGTGATAGATGATTCCGGAGATAAGAAACAAAAGGAGGAAAAGAAATGATTTCAAATTGCGGACACGACGAGAGAGGAAAATATTCCGGAGGAAAAGCCGGAGATCAGACGGGAACAGAGTGGCAGGTTATAAACTGGTATAACAGACCGTGGAAATGCGTTCTCCGTCATCCGGATGCAGCAACGAGAAAACTCATTGCACAGATGGCAAAGGCAGCAGCAGTCAACAATATGGTCGGATATTGTCAGTCGCACAGGGGAACATTTTGGACGAACCTTGCGGATTCAAATTTCGACCCTGCTCAAATCACAGTTCCGTGCGAGGCTGACTGTTCGTCCGGTGTTGCTGCAATCGTAAAAGGTGCAGGATATAGACTGAAAAATGAGAAACTGAAAAATGTGAGCACTGCATGTTATACCGGAAACCTGCGGGCAGCACTCAAGGCAGCAGGATTCGAGGTACTGACAGAAAACAAATATCTGACAT